TATGGTTGCTGCTCAGAAATCTAACTTGTTCTTCGGAACTGGTTTGTTGAGCGACCACAACGAAGTGAAACTTCTGGACATGGCTGATCTTGATGGATCTAAGAATGTTCGTGTGGTAATGCGCTATACGGCAGGTGTACAGATTGGTATCGGTGCTGACATCGTATACTACGCTTAATCTGATTGATTGATTAACCAATAGAGGGCAGGTGGGCTAAAGCCTGTCTGCCCTTTTTTAATACTTGAAATATGGCTTGTGCATTAACAAAAGGAAGAAACGAACCCTGTAAGGATGTAGTAGGTGGTATTACTGCCGTTTACTTTGCAGACTTTGGGACATTAGGTGCTATCACCTATGATGCAACTGATACGGATGTGATTGATACATTTGGAGGCTCACCTACTTGGTTTAAGTTTGAGGTAAAAGGAAACTCATCATTTGAGCAGACTATCACTTCATCTCGTGAGAATGGTACTACATTCTTTGACCAGACATTGAACTTAACATTCAAGAAGATGAGTAAGCAGACTCACAATGAGTTGAAACTTATCTCTTATGCTCGCCCTCATGTAGTAGTTGAGGATAACAACGGAAACAAGTTCCTAATGGGCTTGGAGTATGGTGCTGATGTAAATGGTGGTACTATCGTAACAGGTGCTGCTATGGGAGATATGAGTGGCTACACTTTGACATTGAATGCTCAGGAGAAAGTTCCTGCTAACTTCGTAGATGCTACGATTACTGCGGATGCTTCTGTTATCAATGACCTCTAAGGATTAGATCCTGATAAATGAAAAAAAACCCTCTCCATTTCTGGAGGGGGTTTCTTTTTTGATAGGAATCTCACCTATCAGAGAGAGATGATTACTGCAAATATAACCAACATCTATCTTTTGGGTTTTATAATTGATGATAATTGTAGAAGAAAATACAACGGCACAGATTAAGATGTATCTGAGAGATTTCACAACGGAATCTTTTGAGATGGGTATCATATCTGAAAATCAAAGAAAAGAAGTAGTTGATACGGCTATTTCAGGCACATGGGATGACTTTAGAAAGGTTCTTTCCTTCTCTTATGATATCTCTGCCTTGATAGCAGAGAACTTCTATGTGATCAAGATTTGGGAAGTGGGTAAAACCAAACTACTTTCACAGGATAAGATGTATATCATACCAACAGGATCTGATTTAGTAACCTATCAGCCAAAGTTGAGTACGACAGAATCAACTATGAATAACGAGTTCAAGATTTATGGAGAGTAATTTTAAGTTTGTTCAACTATCAAGTTATACAAGCCCTGTTATTTCAGAGAATAGCAGAAAGGGATGGGTTGAGTATGGAGATGATAATGATTATTTCCAATACCTAATAGATAGATACAACGGATCTCCTACGAATAATGCAGTAGTATCTGGAATCATAGACATGATCTTTGGTCATGGTCTTGATGCTACGGATAGCGGAAAGAATCCTGAGGGATATCTTCAGTTAAGAAAACTCATCAAAGATGAGGAATTGAAGAAGGTAGTTAATGACTACTATATGCTTGGGAATGGTGCTTTCCAATTGATCTACAATCAGAATAAGACTAAGATCGTTGAGGTATATCATATGCCTGTGGAGACTCTTAGAGCAGAGAAGTGTAATGAAGAAGGAGAAGTTGAGGCTTATTACTATGCCTATGATTGGAGTGAGGTACGATCTAAGAAAGGTGTTGATCGCATTCCTGCTTTTGGCTATGGCTCACAAGGAGATAAAGTTGAGATCCTTTACTTCAGACCTTATCGTTCTGGCTCTTATTATTACTCCCCTGTTGATTATCAAGGTGCATTACCTTATGCTGAGTTAGAAGGAGAGGTAGCCAACTACCACATCAACAATATCAAGAATGGTTTAGCACCTTCCATGATTGTGAACTTCAATAATGGAGTTCCTCCTGAGGAGGAGAGAGACATCATTGAATCTCAGATCAAGCAGAAATGGGGAGGATCATCTAATGCAGGTAAGTTTATCCTTGCCTTTAATGATTCAGCAGATACTGCTGCTTCTATTGAGCCTGTTCAGTTGAGTGATGCTCACAATCAATATGAGTTCCTATCCAGAGAATCTCAGCAGAAGATCTTAGTAGGTCATAGAATCACCTCACCGATGTTGTTTGGTGTTAAGGATCAGACAGGATTAGGGAACAACGCTGATGAGATTAAGACTGCTTTTACCTTGTTTGATAATAGTGTGATCAGACCTAAGCAGAATCAGATTCTTCATGCATTGGATCAGATCCTTGCCTTCAATAATATCGCTTTGAATCTATACTTTAAGACATTGACTCCTTTAGAGTTCACAGATGTTGAGGATGTTGCTGATCAGGAAGTAGTAGAAGAGGAAACAGGAATCAAGATGGCAGCAGAGCCTGAGTTCACGAAAGAGGATGAGGCTGAATGGTTGGAATACCTTGCTGATAAAGGTGAGGACATCAACGAGGATGAATGGGAACTTACTGCCGTTCAAGATGTGGAAGATCCAGATAGAGAAGATGAGATTGTAGAGGCTATCACTTCTGTGAGTATGGCTGCGGTTTCTTCTTATGGAAATGCTGATGAGACATCTTCAGGTGATGCTGGGATGTTCAAGATCAGATACAGATATACAGGATCATTGAGTGCTAACTCAAGAACCTTCTGTGTTGAGATGGTTGGCTTATCAGGATCTGGAAAAGTATACAGAAAAGAGGACATCAATCAAATGAGTTTCTCTGGTGTTAATGGTCAGTTTGCACCTAAGGGGAGAAGCACATATTCTATCTTCAAGTATAAGGGAGGAGCGTATTGTCATCATAAGTGGCAGCGACTCATTTACATGAGAAAGAGAGATGGAGGCAAATTCTTACCTAAGAGTCAAACGGAGGCTTTAGAGAATGATAAGAGAGTAGCACCTTCACAGGCTTCAGCAGCAGGTGTTCCACAGAGCAAGATCAACCCTAAGGATTATGATACTGCGAATACTCGCCCTATTGATATGCCTAACAGAGGAAAATTAAACTAATATGGCACAGGTACTATTTGTCAGCCCTGCTGATGTTATAAAGAGAACAGGGATCAATGGTAATGTTGATCGTGATCAGATGATTCAATTCATCAAGATTGCTCAGGACATTCATGTTCAGGGGATCTTGGGAACGAGATTGTTTGAGAAGTTCAAATCAGATATTGCAGCAGGAAGTGTTCCCTCTAACTATCAAACGCTCTTAGAGGATTATATTCAGGATATGGTGGTACACTATGCAGCGATAGAGATACTGCCTTACATTCACTTTAAAGTAGCAAATGGAGGCATCTATACAAAGGGTGCTGAGAATGGTACAAGTGTTACTAAGGAGGATCTTGATTATTTAGTTCAGAAGGAGCGAGATATCGCAGAGCATTATGCAAGGAGATTTGTAGACCACATGAGTTTCAATAATGCTTTATATCCTGAGTACAATCAGAATAATAATGATGATATGTATCCGAGTAAGAATCAAAACTTTGCAGGATGGGTTCTGTAAGAACTACTTATAAGCCTAAACAGGCTAACATCCAGAAGTTGAAGAAGTATCTCATGAAAAAGAATAATAAGAATGGCTAACAACATTAATTGGGGAAAGATATATGAGTCTACTTGGTGGGGCAATACTGACAACAACATTAGTTGGGGTAGTGCATATGCTGATTTAGCAGGAATTGTTCCTGCGTTAGTAAATGAGTTTGTATCCAGAGTAGAGGCAGATGGAGGTAGTGTTGAGTCTACTGGATGCTTGAGTACTGATTTAGATTTCCTAACAACTAATCCATAAGATATGAGTTTTTTTGATGATGCATCTCTTGCATTCTTACCGAGTAGTGGAGCAGGAAAAGATGGTAAGGCATATAGTATAAAGCCAACAACAGGTGCTGGGGACTTCACCTTTTCAAGAGGTTCAAACCTTGCGGCTACTCGTGTAGGCCCTACGGGATTGATTGAGAAAGGGCGGGAGAATCTTTTGACTTATTCTAATCAGTTTAATACGACTTGGTTTAATACAAGTTCAAGTGTAACGGGTGGACAAACGGGTTACGATGGTTCAAGCGATGCGTGGCTTTTATCAGCATTATCAAGTTATCCAAGAATCGGAAAATCAATTTCATCAAGTGGTGTAAATACTTATAGTGTTTACGCTAAAGCAAATACCAGTGATTTTTTAGTATTAAGAGGTAGTTTTGGAGGAAGTCAATATGCGATAGTTGATTTATCGGATGGTACTTTTCCATTATTATATTCAACATTTATAAGCGGGAGTGCTACAAGCGTAGGAAACGGATGGTATAGGGTGTCATTATCGTTTACGGGTTCATTAACTGAAGTGGCTATTGGTGTATCAACAGACGGCACTCTTGCGGGATGGGCTAATACTACAAATGAATCGTTATTTATCCAAGACGCCCAATTGGAAATCGGCTTGGCCGCTACGGATTACATTGAATCGGGAGCGACAACGGGAAAGGCGGGATTGTTAGAGGACG